TACTAACAAGAAGTTTAGGTCCACTTGTTGGGTTGGTAGTAGCATTTATATTAACTTGCCCATAGTTAAAATTTACACCATGATAAAAGTTGGTCGTGGCGGTTGTTGTGTTGCTTGAGGGACCAATGTAAATGTTTGTCTGTCCGCCATTGTGTGCGCCATTACCGATATAGATATTTTTAATATTAGTACTAGCACCGCCTATAACGGCTCCACCAATATTGATCGTTTGAGTTCCTGTACCGCTATGAGTGCCAAGTGATATAGAACTAGCAGAACCACCAAAAGATGTAGTGTTACTCGCCAATGCATCAGTAATGCCATAACCACTTAGCGTTGTAGGTTTCGATGTAATATCAGCAAAAGCAAATGTTGTATCTCCCGCCATTGCTGTAGTAGAAGTTGTACCAATCGCCAATGCATCAGTAATTCCATAACCAGATATCGTTGTAGGCTTACTCGTAATATCAGAGAAAGCAAAAGTAGTGTTACCTGCCATTGCTGTCGTAGCACTAGTGCCTATTTGTAATGTTGTGACTGCGCCAGTATTTCCATCCACACTTGTAACGGCATCAGTTGGTGTCGCAAGAAGTGTGAAGTTCGTCATATCATGTGGATCAGCAGTTCCACTATTTCTCATGTATGTTTTGTTTTCGTCAGTACGAACAACAACATCACCTTCTTGAGTTGTCAATGCAAGTTGTGCGGCTTGGTTTGCGGCAGTTTGAACTGTCGTGAGTGCAGTTGCCGCCATGTTACCCACAGGCAATGTTCCAGTTACTTGCGATGATAAATCAAGACTACCACCTATTGCACTTAGAGCAGTATTACCTGCCATTGCTGTCGTAGCACTAGTGCCAATTGCTAACGCATCAGTGATTCCGTATCCAGAAATGGTTGTAGGTTTACTCGTAATATCAGCGAAAGCAAATGTTGTGTCTCCTGCCATTGCAGTTGTTGATGTTGTACCAATAGCAAGTGCATCTGTGATACCATACCCAGAGATAGTAGTTGGTTTTGAAGTAATGTCGGCAAATGCGAATGTCGTGTCGCCTGCCATTGCTGTGGTAGAACTAGTACCAATCTCTAGAGCATCTGTGATTCCGTATCCAGAAATTGTTGTTGGCTTGCTTGTAATATCTGCGAATGCAAATGTCGTATTACCTGCCATTGCTGTCGTAGCAGTTGTACCAATTGCTAATGCATCAGTGATACCATAACCACTTATTGTAGTTGGTTTACTTGTGATGTCGGAAAATGCGAAAGTAGTATCGCCCGCTAAAGCAGTCGTTGATGTTGTACCTAATTGTAAAGCATCAGTAATGCCATACCCAGCAATCGTTGTCGGTTTACCTGTCAAATCAGCAAAGGCAACAGTCGTCAAATAGTTTGAATCGTTTGTCAGCGAACTAACAGCAGTTGGAATATCGCTATCGTTTGCTAACTGAACCCATGATCCGCCATGAGCGAAGAACATTGCTCCGTCTGAGTGACTATGAGCAAGCGCACCATGCCAAGTAGATGCACTAGGGAATGCGGATTGATTTGAATATAATTGTTTTACGGGCTGTGCATCAATCGATGAATCAGATGTGACAATATCATCTGTGATGCCGTAACCAGAAATGGTTGTGGGTTTTGATGTAATATCAGCGAAAGCAAATGTTGTGTCACCTGCGAGTGCGGTCGTTGATGATGTACCTAATTGTAGCGTTGTAACCGCACCTGTGTTTCCGTCAACACTTGTAACTGCATCAGTCGGTGTAGCAAGCAATGTGTAATCTGCCATTGTTCCAGCAGATCCACCGTTGTGCATATATGTTTTGTTTTCATCTGTTCGAACAACAACATCGCCTTCTTCTGCTGTAAGTGCTAATTGTGCAGTTTCGTCTGTAGCAGTTTGAACTGTTGTGAGTGCGGTTGCCGCCATGTTGCCCACAGGTAGTGTTCCTGTGACTTGCGTTGCAAGATCAATATTACCTGTCAAACTTGAAGTCGCACCATCAAAAGCGTCTGTAATTCCGTAACCAGCAATCGTTGTTGGTTTACCTGTCAGGTCAGAAAACGCAACTGTCGTTAAGTATGATGAAAGATCAGGTGGCGCATACGTAAATACACCTGTTGTGTTATCATAACCGATACCACCATCACCGGATGCTGCTTGTTCTGTACCTACGCTCAAATCAGTTAGTGCGATACCTCCACCGCCACCACTCTGAGCAACAAAACTAAGTTGTCCGTTACCATCAGTTGCTAGAACATGATTTGCTGTTCCATCGGTTGCAGGAAACACATAACTACCATCTCCACCCAAATGTGTGAAGTTCGCATCCATCTCTGCGTATGTTAATGATGTACCTTTTACCGATCTTTTGGTTAATGCCATTTGTTATTCCTGGTTAATTATGGTCCTGTAACACCGAACTGATAGTTTCCAACATAACTATCTCTTGTTGTTTCGTTCGGGTTATCTTGTATATATCCGTTTTCAACATAATCGAACAATGTGATTTCTTGAGGATTCATTGTCCGGAAAACTCTTTGTGATGCCTGTGCTATCAATTGATCTCTAGTAGCACCTGCAGACGATTCAGGTCTTATAATCAAATCTGTTTCAAACACGTTTGTCACATCTGCTAATTCTATTTTAGTATCATCATAGTGTATGCGTAACCCAAGACCCGTTACAGTTGTGTCATCACTATTATAACTTATCGTTACAATTGCTTGTGTTCCGTCTGCTGACTTTGTGCTAGATGAAACATAAACATGTTGAGTCGTAGACGATACGCTAGGTATATTAACTGTTGATGCCCCGTCTAAATTTACAGTATGATTTTGTCCATCAAAAGTAAATCCTGCCGCCGAACTTGTAGTCATAATATTGATAGGTGTTGTTCCCGATGCACCACTTTCAATATTAAATGTAAGTGTCATCAAATCCATCGGAACAGATCCTGGCCATGTCCCAAAAATCGATGCCCATGCCGCCAATATAAAACTGTCTGTGTCTGTATCGCTATCTAAATCACTTGTATCAGCATTAGGAGCGGCAGTTGCAACAGGTATTTTCGGTAATATTGTTGCCCAATCAGGATTTTGTGGCCAACTCATTACTGAACATCCGGATCTAATGGATCAGCATCATTAACATCTAGAACTCCATCATTATCATCATCGTCATCGTTTATATCTTCAATACCATCATTATCGAAATCAAACGGAAACTCATCTTCCATGTTAATGATTCCATCGCCGTCTTGATCTTGATAAGGATAAGTTACAACTTCAGGAACAGTTGCATCGTCAGCAAAAACTTTTGATGAACCTCCTGCAGATGTAGATGGGTTGAAACATCCTTCGCCAACAGTCGCATCACCTAATCGATGAACACCCAATGGAGTCTGGCCGCCCTGTTCGTTAACTGTAAATCCTGCAAAAACTTTACTTGATACCTCATCTACAGGATCACCGCAAAAAGCACTACCATTTTTATTTACTACAAGTGCGCCATCAGAAAACACTTTACTTTGTCCTGCGGAAGTATAAGTTTGAGGACCATGAGCCGTAGGTATAGACGGGCATGGATGTCCTGCTTGCTTGTCTAAACCTTGTCGTGTAACTCCTGGCATTACAACCCCAATCTATCTCGTTCTATGATGTACGATTTGACAAGATCACTCCGTACAATATCTTCCCTATGAAATTCAACAAACTTAAACTCTTTCATATTTTCAATGATCGACATAAACTCTTTCAATCCAGATGATTCTTTAAATCGTTCTGATGTTAAGTCATCTTGTTTTACGTCACCAGCAAATATGATTCTACAATTCTCGCCTACCCTTGTCATAACGGTGTGCAGTTCCTGATCATTCATATTCTGCATCTCATCAACAACAATGATACAATCATCGAATGTTGATCCACGTAGAAATGATGTTGATATAAATTCTACGTTGCCTCGTTGTTTGAGGATCTCGTAAGCGTCACCTCTTCCGAAGAGTTTAGTACAAATATCGTAATAAGGTCCTTCGTAAACCTTTGTCTTTTCTTTGGCATTGCCAGGTAGAAATCCCATATCCCTTGATGGGACAACTGACCTAACAATATAAATCTTTTTATACTGCGAATTCTTTTCAAGTAATTCCGTAATACTGAAATACAATGCGAGGAATGTTTTACCAGTTCCTGCTATTCCATGCATCATCAGGTTATGTCCATCTCTCCAAGCATCCAGTGCAACCTTTTGATTTATCGTCTTTGGTTTGATCTGCGCTGTTATGTTGAACCCTGATCCAAATGCTAAATTGTTATCTCTATCTAATACTCCCTGTTGCTTCAATACTCTTTTTTGTTTTTTTGTTAATCGTGTTGCTTGATTGTTTGCAGGCATTAGTATCCTTATCTAGTATTAATTGTTGACTTGTCACTCCCTTTCGATGTTTCTTTCTTTATTGTCTTTAAAAGATCATTAAAGCTATCAGGTGTTTTAGTCACACCTAATTTGATCGGGTCTCCCAATGGTGGTGCCTGGGATATATGTGGTGTCATATGTGGGTTATCTTTCAAATATTGCTCTCGTTGAGAAATAGACATAATCCTATTCTCTTCAATCTCACCCGTTTCAGTATTTTTAAAATCATAAATTGGCATTATTTGCTCCTATAAAAAAGGCGCCCAAAATGGATCGCCTTTATAATCCATCAACATTATTTATACAATAGTATTGTAGATTTCTTTCCAGTTTTTCAATACTGGGATTTTACTGTTAGAATAATCTTCGTTATGAGTATGTTTAACAAGTAATGATCTCAAACCTAAATCGTAACCGACCTCAGCGTTTTTGATCTTATCTTCAACCCAATAACATTGCGTGTCTTTATACTCAGCAAGTGCTTCGTCTTTGTCAGCACCCGTATCTAGATAAGTGTATTTTTCGAACACAGAAGGACCAAACATTTCAATCAGGTTCTTTGTTCTTAGGTGCTGAGCATATTGATCATTGCTCAAACTGGTAACACAATGGAAGATATAACCATGTTCTTCGTGCAATTTTTTAACGTATTTGATAGCGTCTCTTAGAGGAGGAAGTTTGCGAATTGTCGCACTTTCGTTAAACATGCGAATCAGACGTTTTATGTCTTTTTCTGCCATGCCATACTTTTCTTTCATTTGATAAGGACCATCAACAGCGATCTCGTAACCGTGTCTTTTCATCCATTGATCAAACGAATACTCCCAATCGAGTAAAACACCATCACAATCTACTAGAATAACTTTATCTTTCATATTTTTCCTTAATTTCTCATTTCAGTATGTATTATAACACACTGAGCGAAATTGTCAACCGGTTTTACCCGAAATATGAACTTTTTTGTTTCGCCTTTTGTTTTCTAGCCTTTTGTATTGCACTTCGTTTCTTATCGTATCGCTTTGAATCAGTTTTCTTAAATCGTTCGGAAGGTTCTGACTCTTCGTACCAATCACGAAATCCTTTCTTTTTTGACATAGTTACTACTCTTCTTCTGTTTCTTGCTGACCTTTCTTGGATGGTTTCTCAGGAACTAAACCTGGAGACAATCCGTTAATGACTGATGCAGGCAAACCCTTTAATGGTTTTTGTGCTATCATTTTAACTAACAATTCTGCATCGGTTGGATGAACACTCTCAAGCATTTCAATAAAAATGTTTTCACGCTTTGCTTGAGGCAAATCATCGCCACCAAAACCTTTCACAAAATACTTCAACTTTCTTGCTTCACGATACAATGCACCATGTGTGTCAGGATGCTCTGTTGGCGTATAAGGCGGTGCACTATTCGGAATATTGAACTCTAAACTTTTATCATACATAAGTTTCAAAATGTTTCTGAGTTCTTTTGAATTGTGCTGCTTCAAGTATGCAACTTTATCTACTTTCTTTTGGATTTTGATTGCTTCATTTACAATCTCGCCCATACCTAATGTTGTACTCATTTTAAAATTCCTGTATATTTTCCATTAAATGTCTTAATCTATTTTTGATGAAATAATTAAGAAGTTGACTTCTATCATTTACATCATCACTTTTGTATTTATCAATTGCTTCATTTTTAATATCTTCGGGAATCATTGATAAATCTACAAGCATTTCATTCCGTTTGAAATTACGTTGTACATCTTCGTTGCGGTTTTCTGTTGATTTCCACTCCGCAAGACGTTTCTTAGTGATTGGTTTCTGTCTTGTATTGACTACAAAACAGTTATCAGCAGACAATACGTTAGGCACACCATCAGACGCATCACCACGTACAATGTGTTCGTACAAGAACTCTTCTGGATCAGCGTGTCGAATCCATCGCTTACGTGTTGGATCATATTGCTTGACGTTTGCGTATTTGTGCAACTGAACATAATCCTTATCGCCTGATAGAATCAAGATAGGTTCACCGATGTTTAAATCACGACCTTCTAAGTGAACAATCGCACCGATAATATCATCTGCTTCAGCAGTTTCGACTTGAATTACTTTGTAAGGAAAGAACTCTTTTAACTCTTCACGAATCTTGTTAAGAGAGTTGAATATTGACGACCAATCCATCTCTGAATCTTCACGACTTTTCTTTCGTGCCGCTTTGTAGTACGGGAACAGTTGTCTACGCCAATAGTTCCTATCATCAGCACAAATGACAAGTTCACCAAATTCGTTGTGAAACTTCTGTCGATTGTATCGTAGTGTGTTTAAGATCATATGCCTTAGCATACTTTCATCCAGTTTCGCATCAGTGTGATTACCTATCTGTGCCATCAGATTTGAAATCATTACCTGATTAAGATCTACCAGGATCATAACTTACTCCATTATTTTTCATTATCATATAATTATATATCAATGTTACGAATAGTGCATATAACTCGTCAAAATATATTTTGGTTGAGATTTTGTCTTTTTCCCACAGTGAGGGAACATCCACATAGGAGGGAAACAAAACCCATTTCCTGCTACAGGTTTAATCATCTTTTCATTTGTTTGCACTTTAAACACTGTTTCTCCGCCTTCATCAACAGTGTTAAGATATATTTGCACAGCAACTGCTCTGATTGCTGATAGGTGATCAAGAACATCAATGTGCCAATCAAACTGATCACTATCAGGATTATACTTCTTGATTCTTAATTGCTCTAATGAATATGATACAGGAAGTGTTTTATTATTCATTCTGTACACTTCAAGCATTTTTAGAATCTTATCTGCTATAACAGCATGCAAATCTGGTTCAATTTTGTTGTCGGTTAGATTGAGTTGCGTGAAACTTGGTTTATTATCGTTATCAAATCGTTCGTGTAAATCTTGATTGTTCTCGAAAGCATCAATCAATGTCTCACACTCTTGACTATCTAACACATTTAAAAATTCATGTATCATTCTGGAAAAGGTTCCTTTCTTATTGCATCTAAAATATTATCAAGCGCTTCACGAGGATCGTCTATATCAAATACTGTATCAGCAACTGCTTGGAATGCATAATCTTGTTTGCTGGCACGATGAAATAGTGCTCTGATTGATTCGACAATACTCACAATATCAAAAACAGTGTCTGGGTTACCTTCAATATCATACCCCATGACTTCCATTGATTCAACAACCTCTTTCGCAATCACATAAGCGAATGACAAACTAAATGTCCCGTAGTCATTCTTTTCGTCAATTGTTTGTCGCAAATAACTAAAATCATCAAGATCATCTATTTGCTTTTGTAATTGTTCGAACTCAAGTTTTTGTTTAAGTTTTGTTACTGCTTCACGAAAGTCAATTACTTTACTCATTTATCTGCTCTAAGTAGAACACAATCCACATTGATTCTTCCTGTAGGTTGCGTCTCCTTCGTTGTCAATTCATTAAATAGTTTATCAAACTGTCTCACAGTTTTCTTCAAGGCAATCGGAATGAACTCATCAGGTTTGCGTAGTGTCTTTGTGCGACTACGTTCAAAGTCAAATCCTTGTAGCGTTGTGCCTCGTATTTCGAATCCGTCACGTCTGTCGGTCACGTATTCAGTCAAAGTGCGTGTCTTTGTGTTTAAGACAAGTAATCTTGCGGCACCTATGATCGATGCAGGATTGATTGAAACAACCTTTAGGTCACGATTCTCTTTCTGGTATTTCAGGGTTGCAATTTGCTTATCTGCTGTCTTTGGTTTAGGCGCTCGTGTTTTACGTTGTGCCTTACCTGCCTGAACAATACGATCAAGATCCGCCATCATATCTTCACACGCTTTGATGCGTCTTTTCAACTCAGATCGTTTTACGTGAGCATGTGCCTCGACTGCCTGTTCGCATTTCTTGTCATAGGCATCAGAGTATTCGTCTAACCAGAATTGCACAATTGATGTTGCAAAAGGAACAAACGCTGGTTTTAATCCGTGTTTGTTAAATGACTCGTATAGATCAATCGTTGTTTCCTGTCCGTCAATCCATTGTTCTTCTAGATCATCAAGATCAACAGCAAGCGTTGCATTGAACTTGTTTTGCATTAATTGCTTAGGATTCAACCGAACAACCTTCTTATCACTTTCAGGTTCATCACCTTTCTTTTCTGCGATAATCTTGTTGCCTGATTCGATTAGATTCTCAAAGTGTGGTCGTAATCGATCACGATACTCAACGTACTTTTCGTCAAATTCTAATCCATTATTCAACCAATGAATTGTTGCGCCGTGAAAAGCGAACATGTATAGGTTATATTCAGGATTTGCAAGTATCGCTTTCGCATCATCCTTATCAAACTCCTTGCGTACCCAATCTTTGACGAGAGACACGAGTTCTCTGCGTTCTACTTCAAAGTGAAAGTAGTCCTTACACTTGACGAAAGAATCCAAAGGCGCACCCTTAATACCCGTAAGTTTGCGTCTACGAACTGCTGTCTTTTTCTTTTTAGGTTTTGCAACTGGCATTTATAACTCCGATTTGTTTCATATACTGAACATTATATATTATATGAAACATTTTGTCAACCGGAAGATAGAACTTGTTCGAATAGCTTGTTCCATTGACCTTCCCTTATTGCCCAATCATACTTGTAATCAGCAATCGCTTTAGTCGTTTCTGTGTTTGCTTTTACGTAATCATAACTGTGATTATGTAACAATATTGCTTTTTTCAACTCAACATAAAACGTATCTATATGTTTTTGTCTGTCATCTTGAAAAGAATACATTTGAGTCAATCCTAAACTTGTCTCTTTCAAAGCACCTAACCCAGGATGAATACAATAGCACCCTGCTGACAATGCTTCAATAAGAGCGATACAAGATGTCTCCTGATAAACATTGGGATACGCAAAAATATGAGTTTCCTGTAACTGTTCTCTTATCTTGTCGTTGGATACCACGCCCCTATAATTAATTTTAGGGTGGTTGTTTATCACATTCGCCAAATCTTTATAGTCGTCATGTTTTCTGTCAATATCACAATAAACGTCCAATTCAAGATTATCATGTTGATTTGATAACTCATTATATACAACAAACAGATAATCTAATCCTCTTTCTGGGGGCAAAAAGTATATCAGTTTCAACTTACCATCTTCGGGATTAGATTTTTCGTGATCAGGAATAGGATCAATTGAATCATACATCACCGTGCCTTTTGAATAAGGAATGCCCATATATAGGTAAAACTGTTCTTGAAGCCAATGAGATGCAAAAACAATTTTAGAATACTCTTTCCATCCAGAATCTTTTAATTTTTGCACTTCAGGGGCATCAGGCATACAACTCACAAGCAAGATGCTTTTTTTGTGAGGATCAATTTCATCTGCTGGTCCTGCAAGTTGAAGTTGACTTAATAGACCTTGATCGCATCTTTCTTTGATACGATCTAACATAAGGTTACTTCCCAGCATATTTTACCATATCAGTGCCTAACATTATCAAGTTTTCTAATCTAAATGATCTCCAACCCTGTACATCCATATCCCACACTGCAACAGAATCTTTTGTCTTGTTGATCAAACTACCGACACCTTCTTGTGTCTGTTGAGGAGGTAACTGATCTGGGACTAATGTTGCACACATGCGTCTATTTGACCCATCAACCTTAGTAAATTCAATCATATGTGCTGCTTGTGTTAAAGTATCAATTATATCTTGTCGAGTAACTTTTTTTGGTTCGCTCATTCTATATTGCTCCTGTTTCCATTTGTTGTTTAACCATTTCTGTAAATCCCCCATAACCACTAACATGCCTATTTTTCCAAATCACTTGCGGGACATTAATTTCATTTGGGAATAACTTTTTAAATTCAGTTGTCGTAGGCTCTTCCATTACATTCTTATGCATATAAGGAATGCCTAATGACTGACACAATTGTTCACACTTCAGACAATGTAAACATCCTGACATGCCATAAATTATTGCTACATCACTATTTTGCATAATTTAAAGGTGTGTTTAAAAGGTATATTTTAGATTATGAATATCATTAATTGATTGCACTAACGAACAAGGAATGCATATCCATCGCTGAGCACTATAGTGAAATACAGGAATTCCTGAAATATGCGTGTTGATTAACTCTCTTTTTTCTAATCCCCAAGCGGATTTTATTGCTTCCTTTTTCTGCCTTGCAGTTTCTGCAGTTAGTGCAGGAACTTTAGATGGATCAAGGGTGGCATCTACAACATACACGTTATCATTAGTATCTTTGTATGTAACTTCATGTACGCCTTCAGACAAAAAGTCGATGAATTTAAACTTAGTAAATTCAGTTTGAATTGTCATTTGTTTTCTCCGGAATTTTTATTTTTTGCATTTTCTGCTGTCACCTGAGCGCAGTCATCAACAGCAGAAGGTTTATCCTTTTTACCAAAGATTGCATCCCAGTTACTTTCGAACTTTTTTTGATCGACAGCTTTACGTTGTTTGCTGCCTTTTCCGCCTGCCCATGCACCACTCATTTTAGTGATGCTGCCAGTTCAGTATACCCTCCGACATACCCCCAGTCATCATTATCAACTGTAAAGATTTGCGGAACTGTTCTAAACTCTTTTCCTGCAATTTTCATCAAACGATCTTGTTCAGCGGGTGCAACTTCAGTTAAGTCTACATATTTATAATCAAGACCTTTTTGCTCAAGGACTGCTTTTGCTTGTCTGCAATAACCGCACACAGGTGTTCCAACAACTATATATTTCATTTATCTTTCCATCCTTTTATCATTTCTAACACTAGGTCATCTGGAATGTTTCCGTAGTGCGGATTTTCTCTTCTTGTGTAATCTAATGCCATTGGTTCATCAAGTTCAACAACATCGACAATCATCTCATCAAGCATGCGTTGTGATACGGGATTTGCCTCTTCTGCCATTACGCATTCTTCTGCCCATCCTAATTGTACAGGTGCATCAGGATTCAATTTTTGTAATTCATCTTTCGGAATTACATACCTATGCTTGAAGTGTACAATTGAATCAACAACTACATACTTTTTACTCATTGATCAAAGTGCTCCACTTTCGAAGTTTATTTACTTTATACTCAGATCGATCATTTAGTTCACGCCAATCAGTTATTCCGTGTTCAACCATCAAATCAAGCATGCAATAAACATCGCCTGCCTCTTCAATTAATTTCTTGCGTTGATCTTCTTGGATTTGATCTAGTGATTCATACTTACGCATGATTTTACTGCATCGTTGTGTCAATTCACCGCATTCTTCCATTGTGATTGTCATCAACTGCTGTAAAGTGTTGATAGGACTGTTTTTCATTACACAACCGCTTTGATGAATAACCTATCTATAATCGCCGCTTTTTTGCCGTCAATTGTAATTGGCATTGATTTGGGCCACTCTAAAT